GCAGATGCGTTGCGCTAATCGGTCTTGGTGCGACTATGTTGTATTCGACCCAAGGATGCCCGCCAAAGCCCAGTTATTTATTTATCGAGTCGAGCGCAATGCTGACTGGCTCAAGATCACCGAAGAAGAAGTCCTGAAGTTTTTGGCAGAAGTAGATGCCAAAGTAGCCGCCCTTAAATCAATCATTGGAGAGTAAAAGTGTCAAATATTTTGAATGACATCTGCGTCATTGTCGGCAAATACAAACTTGCTAATGGTGATGAAAAATTGCGCTATCAAAAGATTGGCTCAGTTATTAAAACTGCAAAAGGCCCAATGGTAAAAATGGACTCAATCCCACTTGTTGAGGGTGGCTGGTCTGGTTGGGCATATTTGTTTGAACACAATGAGCAAACCGGCAACTTCAGTAAATCATCAAACAAAGTAGCGCAACCGTCAGGGTTTGACGATCTTGACGACACCGCTTTTTAAGGAACTAACATGAACGCAGCCAGCATTGAAAAAAGCGACCGCTTAAATCGTGTGCTTAATTTGCTGTCTCGAGGTGGCGAGTTCACCACCTTGGACATCATCCAGTCAGCAAATGTTTGTGCGGTTAATAGCATCATTGCCGAACTAAGGCAAAACGGTTTAGACATCAACTGCCAACGAAGAGGCGATGAGTGGTTTTACAAATTGGAGACAAAATGAAATACACCTACTATCCACGCAGCCACACTGAGTCACTGGTTTGCCGCGCAGTGATGAGCATCATTGGCGCAACCCTTTTAGTCATCGCAGGGGTCATTCTTATGCTGGCGTACTTTGATCTGCTGGTGAAATGATGTTTAAATACATGTGGACCGAATTTCGGTCAACCCTCAAGATGCTGCCGCCAGCACAAACTGCCGCGCATGAATTGCTTCACGCAGAACATGATTTGCTACGGGCAGAGGCTGGGGTGGAATACGCGCAAGCAATGGTTGTTTGCCAGAAACAGCGTATCAAGCGCTTGAAGGCGTATCTGGGCAAGACTGAGGAGGTAGCATGAACGAAGAAACCCGCAAGGTTAAGCCGTATCCAGAAGTACACGCCGACATCGAACCAGTGCCTGACACATGGCACAAGATTGGCGCGTGGTTTCTGTTATTTATTTTTGCAGTGCTGGCAGTGATTTGTTTGCTCCTGTTCTTCACCGGCCTTTACATGTGGAGTCTGCTGATATGACTAAAGAAAACCCAATAACCCAAAGCATCGACTGGCTGGTGTTCATGGATGCTGTGGAACGGGCTTTGAAGGAGAAAAATTCATGACACCGCTAATCAAAGAAATGGTGGGCTACACAGCGGAGGCCGAAACCTTCATGTGGTTTGACATTGGCAAGCTGCCAACGGAAGAAGTTCGGTTCTTAGTTGACGGCGAAACACTCACCCACATCCCATTCCATAAAGTGATTGTCTGCTGCATCGACTCCGATAACGACAGGTGCATGTTGACATTGATTGGCAGCAACGGGTCGGTAGCTGCGGCTGGTTTTGTTTTGTACCCAACCTCGTATGAGATGGTTAACGCCTTTGCTTACATGGATACGCCCGAAGGCTTGCGCTTGCTGCCAGCAATTGAAGGTGACACACCACCACGCCGCGAAGAATGCTTCTCGGTTCTCTGCACTATCAAGCACTTTCTCGACCTGTTAGGCCAGAAGGCAGTAGAAGCCTACCAGCCACGATCAAAGCGCAGCCTCATCAATGACAAGCGCAAAGCCAAAGGCAAATCACCATTGTTGTACGACTGGCACACCGTGGTAATCGAATCGCCTAAGCCGCACTCAGAGTCTTGCGGCGGTACACACGCAAGCCCACGCAGACATCAAGCGCGAGGCCACTGGAGAACTTACAAGTCTGGCAAACGTGGGTGGGTCAAAGAGTGCTGGCGCGGTGACGCCAGCAAAGGGTCGGTATTTAAAGACTATCAACTTAAGGAGAAAAACGCATGACAATACAGCTTGCAGCCGAAGATGGGGATTTTTACGGATTGCCCTATGAGTCGGCAAGTGCGTCCAAAGTCGGCGGCAATGACTTGACTGCTGGAGAGACAGCACCTTTTCGCACTGTTAAACAAAAGGTCGAGTCCCAGCTCGATCAATGATTAGTGCCTGACGGCGTGGGGATGGGCTGATGCTTATGTGCGTCCATGCGTCAAACTCGCGGATAATCTGATCGTACGCTAGATCAGAAGCCACCAAAGCCCTCACCACAGCGTCCGGTGTCATGCTTGGCACTTTGAAGTCAGCCGCATAGCCTAAACGGTGCTGGCTCGAGTCTTTTGAACCAACAGAATCATTCACGGCCTTAGACCGGAAGGCAGAATTTATCATAATTGGCTTGCCGTCCAGCGCCGTCTTGACTTGCTCTAAGAACTCAGCAAGCAGCACCAAGTTTGCCATCTCAGTATCATTGGGCGTATTGTCAAATTGACGGTGGCTGGTGGTGGTCAGCTCTGCAAGGGTGAAGTGTTCGCTAAGGTTCATTTGTTGCCTTATTTAATTGCAGGGGCTTTTGAGAGCAAATCTGTCTTAGCTTGTGAGCCAGCAGATGAGCCAAAATAATAAGCAATTATTCCTGTCCAAGCGGTGGACAAACTGCCCAGCATCATCAGGATTGTTGGGTTGCTGCCGTCAACCTTGCCGAACAGCATCATTCCCAAAATGCCAAAAAAACCAACAGTGATGATTGCAGCTAAGGCTGGTGGAACGAATGATCGTGTCGCGGCTTGCATTTCACGCGCAGACTTGCGGTCTTCAACAGTTAACTTTTCAAAGTTAAGGCCAAGCTCCTGCGCTTGTTTTTGCAGCTCGATTTCTGCAAGTTTGACTTGAGAAATTTGCTCTGCCGTCAGTTTGTTGCTAGAAATTAAATCGCCAACTTTGTCGGGGTCAACGCCAATAGCTTTTGAAATGGCAGACACAGCCATCCCTGCCAATGGTCCACCCATAGCCGTTGCGATTGTAGGCGCGATTTGTTTAAGCCAATCCATTACTGTTTACTCCTTGAAAGCATGGTTGCTGCAATTTGTAACATGGCGCGGGTGCTGTCCATGTCCTCTGGCTGGGTAGCCCAGCCGACTGTGATCTGACCCACAAACCTGCCCGCCTCTGGTGGAACACTAATTCGGCATGTGTAAGCAACTCCTCTGGCAATATACCAAAGCCCCATTTCGCTTTGTGCTGAACGATATTCTCCGCATGGAATTTCGTTTGCCATCAGCTTGACTACATCAGCATTGTTGGCTGCGTTCTGGGTGAACAGACCTACATCCAACCCGTCATTTGTTTTGTCTCTGCCGTTCTTGCCGTATGCGCGGTACAGAACCCTTGTGCCGAACATGCTGTTGACCTTGAAGATCGCCACAACCAGCGCACCGGACTGCTTGAACAGATGGGCAGCAGCGTCCTCGACTCGATCTTCAGCAATGCTTGGAATCTTTTTAGACTCTTTGTAAGCGCCAATTAAAAGTTCTTGGTTTGTATAGACAAAATACCCTGCAAAAGTTAGCACTGCCATCAGCACCATTGCAAACAACCTGAAAGGGCTGGACACATACGCCAGCACCTTGTCAACTAAGCTAAGTTGTTCGGCGCTCATGTTTGCTGCCCAAGAATGCCCAAGGTGAAATAAATAATAGCGCCGACTAAGATTAAAAAGACACTTGCCATCAGCACAAGCTCAATGACTTCATTCATCTCTTTCTTGTGCTTTGCCGCAGCCTCTCGCTCACGCCTAGCATCATGGGCAGACTCGATATCCATCGCCGCTGCTCTAGACTTTATTTTATACCAGGTGTCTATACGGCCCGATTGCATAAACAGGAGCTGGAGCTGGTCTTCAAACCTCTTGCTTTCATCCAAAACTAACTCGATTTGCAATGCAACCGACATGGACGATTTTGACTTTTTGGCATGAACAGCGGCCTTGCTGGCTACTGCCTTGGCATCAAAGTACTTGCCCAGCACAGGCCCGAGCGACGACACATCATCAACGGTCTTGCTGACCTTCTTAATCAGCGCGACTGCTGCCTGTATGCCTGCTAGCGCCGTTAATGGGTCAATCACTTTCAGCTACCTTTTTCGGCTCTGGCTTGCCTTTTTCTCGCCACTGTAAGCACCAGACTTCTTTGCGGTCAGATGACCACGACCACCTTACACACTCATACACAGGCGCGGGTGCTTGCGTTACTGGCGGCGAAGGCGGCAGCGCGTCCACATCAGTGCTTCCAATTATTCAGGAAGTAACCAACAACCGCAGACATGCCTGAGACTAGCGTCATGCCAAACCAAAGGCCACCACGACCCTTGTTTGCCAGTGCCACCAGTTCTTCAAGCTGACGCTCAACCTTGTCCATTTTCTTGTCCATGTCCTGAACTTTTTGCCACAGAACACCGTACTTCACAAGATCAATTTCGTTGCTTTCTGCCATAACATCAGTCTCCAGCATCAAAGACCTTGGCCCGGAGTGATGAAGACAGTTGCTGCAGATGCCGACAAACCGCTAAAAAAAGCACCCGATGGAAACCGCAGAATTTGCGTTGCACCAGCAACAATAGGTATACCAGCAGCAGGTGAACCAGCAGCAGCTGCAACCGCATTAGTCGCGGCTTCTGCTGCAGTTGACCCAATGCCCAGATGAACGATGACTGCACCAGTGTTGACAATTCTCACTTGCCCAGTGTCTTGACCTGAGTAGCGAGTTTGTATTGGGGCTTGAACACCGCTTGGGGCTGGAGTTGTTGAAGCCACCACAATCGTGTTGCCTTGTGGGGCAAATGCAATTTGACTATTTGTAGACATATTTTTCCTTAAGGTTCGCTTGCTGGGGTTGGTACTGACGCACTTGCTTGCGCTTCAGCTAGTGCTTGCGCCTCTGCCAAGGCCTGTGCGTTTGCAAGTGCTTGCGCTTCAGCCGCTACTGCCGCATCATGCACTACTTGTTCTTCAGGTGTGTACTCAACTTGAGTGACTGCACCTGTTTCGCAATTTACTACTATTCTGTGTGTCATTTTTTATCCTTCATACATGATGTTGATAGAGCCAGCGTCAAATGTATCTGAAGCCATTGATGTTATTCTCACTATATCTAGCACCGCACCAAGAGCAATAGAGCCACCACCTGCAACTGTGGCTGTCTGTGCCGACATAGAATGAGAAGAAACCCATGTATTTGATGTAATATTAGAAATTATCATATGCCCTCTTAAGGCTGAGGATGCGCCTCTACTGTAAGCTGCAAATCCTGTTGTTATTGATTGGATATTTGCATCTGTATCATTAACAATATACGATATAAGACCAACATACCCTGATGTAGTTGGTGAGCCACCAGAACCTATTTGGACTAAAAAATTTGCTGTGCCGTTTAAACTTACACCATTAAACAGCACAGTGATCCGCTTAACCCATGAAGGAATAGAGGTAAAGTCAATGCTTGTCCCGCTGGTGGATGCCACAGCAGTGCCAGACGTAATACCCAGTACAGTACCCGAGTTGATTGTTACGCTTGCTGAACCGTCAATTATTACGCTCATGGCATCACCCTTTTGAGTTCATCTACTGTGGTGGCAGAATTCATGGCTGTCTGCATAACCGCATACTTCTCTCGAATAAGCTGCCGTTCCGCTTCTGCCGCTGCGGCCTCAGACGGGATGGTGGCTTTGATGTCCAACGGTGCGAACTCAGCCGCACGAGCAACACGCCTAGCGTTATGGGCTATAGCCTTGGCTTTAGTCAGGTCGATTACGATGCCCATGTCCATGCTCCTCTAAATAGTCGTTCTGACGGAATGTCTGCAACATCCACAATGGCGTACTCAGCGCCTACTGGAATGTCTTTCATACAGGCTTCGATGGTGTCAGCGGGGATGATGACGGCCACGCCGCCGTCTGTGGTTTTGTAGATGATTCTTTGCATAATGTTCTTTCAACGAAAAATAGCAACACTTACTTGAACTGCATCGTAGTTGTTATATGAACTATTCAAAGTCAAGAATCGAACAGATGTAGTGTTATAAACCTCTACTTGTGTAGCGGCCCCACTCGTTACTGCGGGACTTCTATTTAAACTTGTAACCGAATAATTTACATCCGGCATAGCAGTCGTAAAGTTTACCGTGTAATCACCAAGCCCATTATCTGTAATACTCGACACATTACCTGATGCACGAATAGCTGGAGTACCACTGCCGTTGAAGTTCACCCATGCGCGGCAACCGTAGGCTGTAGCAACAGAGCCGTAACCAGAGTTCATTTGGAAATCGCTGCCACTAACACCAGCAGCTGAAGTCCCATTGCTTTGAAGTTGTAAGACTCCCGATGTGTCTGCCGTCTGGATAAGACCAGATGATGTTGAGGCGTTAATTGTTGTTGTCATGAATTAGCCCTCGTACATGATGTTGATTGACCCAGCGGTAAATGTATCTGTACCATTTGTTGCCGTAATACGCACACGATCTAATGCTCCAGCAAGAGTTACTGCACCACCAGTCAAATACTGATTTGATTCTGAACTTGAAAACATAACTCCATCAGCAACATATCCAAATGTGGTATTCATAAGTTTTATTGCAATTGAACCATTTTTTGCACCACCCACTGCTCCAGAATTTATCAAAAAACCAGCAGTTGAAGTTCCGGGAAAACCTGAACCACTTCCCAGCCTATTGCCACCACCCACATATCCACTGCTTGTTATAGAACCACTGCCAATTTGAATTAAATATCCAACAGTACCACTTGTTCCAACTCCGTTAAAAATAACAGTAACTCGCTTTGGCCATGATGGAATACCTGTAAAGTCAATGCTTGTTCCGCTGGTAGAGGCAACCGCTGTTGCCAAAACATTCGCCGAACTGGTTGCAGTAGCAGCAAGCAGAGTCAGCGTGTTACTTCCAGCAACAGCAGGGGCTGCAATTGTCACAGACCCGCTAGTGTCTCCCGATATAACGATTGATGACATATTTTTCCTTAAATGACAACCCAGCGACTACCGCTAGAAACCGTGACCACTTGACCAGAAGCAATTGTGATTGGTCCTGATGACATTCCTGAATTGCCTGATGCTATTGTGTAGCTTGCCGACACAGTCTGATTATTTACATAAATACCGTTTGCAGCATCAACAATAGATGCTTGAAATTCACCCGTACTTGGCTGATAAAGCAACTTTGCATTGCTGGTGAAAATCGTGCTAACCGTGCCCGATGTTATATTTGCAAAAACAGGAAAAAGGTTTGTGGCAGTTGAGGTATCGTTACTGATGGATGTAGAACTTCCCGATGCTGTGCTGGCAATTGTTTGGTTTGGAAATAAGCCAGTGATCGTAATATTTGCACCAGCAATCAAGCTGGGTGTTGATGTGCCTGTGCCGCCTTCGGCAACTGGCAGAATTCCAACCGCACCAGAAGGAGCACTAAAAACCAGACTTCCGCTTTTATTCAATACCTGAATGCTGTAATCAACATTGTCAATATAGACCCTTGCTGGCGAGCCAAGGTAAACAGGAAAGCCGTTCAGAGTGCGAATTGGCTGTACCGCAGGGATAGTTAAAGCTGCGTTGTAGAAAGTTGCCAGTGGATTGGTGACTGGGTTTAAATTGGCAGTGCCAATAAAAATATAGCCATTTTCCAATGGCGAACCATCGCTATCGGTGAATATGGGAAACGGGGGTTCAATGGTTACTGCAGACATTTATTGGTTCTCCTGTTTATCAAGGTTGCCCAGCTTTACGCTTGAGCAGCTCTTCCATTGCTTTAACTGCGTTCTCTCTGTTGATGCCCCGCAACTCTTCAGCCTTTTCAGCCAGCAATTCTACTGCCCGTCTTGCTGCACCGCCCCTTGCAATGTCAACCCCAGTCTGCATGGCCTCAGCAACTTGACCCTTCAATGATGTCTGTGCAGCTGCGCCAAACATACGATCAAGCTCGTTCACAAAAATTAACTGGTTGACCACATCGTCATCAATCTTCAAGCCATATTTTGTAGCTGTTGAGTTGGCTTGGTCTAAGGCATCGATTAGGTTTGCCCTTGTCCCATAGTTGCTCGTCAACTTACGCATGGCTGTACCCAATGCTTTTTCGGCATTTGCTGAGTCAAAATCTATCTGTGTTCCAGCAGATTTTTGCAAGTCATCCAACGCTGTAATGGTGTCTGAATATTTTGTGTTCGCAGCCCTGTAGTCAGGGAAAGCCTCACCAAGAGTTGTATTCAAATTTCTACGCAGATTTTTTAATGTTCTTTCAGCTTGTGCAGTCAGTGGGTTTGCAAGACTTTTTTTGCCATAGTCAACTTGCGTATCAATAAACCGCTTGGCTGTATGCACCCCAAAAGCATCAGGCACATTGGTTGCGCTAAGGCGTTCCAAAACCGTGTTCAGGATTCGTTGAGCCTGTCGGTCACCCTCTATCTCAGAACCTTTTAAATTTGCTTTTACAAGGCCATTTGCATCTAACTCAACCTTCACACCCAAACCACCGAGATCATCAATAAATGAGTTAATAGCTGGGTCAAAATCAATGCGCTTGCCTCTCAGTTGACTATTCGCAATCTGGTTTATAGCAGTACCAGCCTCTCTATTGGCTGTTGACAAAAAACTGATTCTTGAATCAACTGTGTTGCCAAGGATGTCAGCAGCCCGATTAAGGGCGCGGAACTTCTCGCTCTTTTCACCCATCTTAAAGATGTTAAGCATCTTGGTCATGGCCTGACGATCTGTATCAGAGGCAGCCTTGATGCTGGCAATAGTGCCGTCTTTCCACCCCTGCTTTATGGCTTCTATAGCCTCGTTATCTGGCACAGTCTGACTACCAGACAAACGGAAGTTAACCACCTCAGTTGAATCTGGCGTTTGCTGAATCTGTTTTCTAAGGGTCAACTGATTTTGTGGCGAAACTTTCTCGCCGACAGTCGCCTTAATGCTTTGCAAAGATTCTTTGATTGTTGGTTCGACTGGTGCTTCTTGACCAGCGCGTAGTTTTTCAAGACTTGTCGGCTCTACCTTTTCACGGATGCCAGCACCCGTTGGAGCAACTTGTCTTGCCACTTGCCCAGTCACCGATCTGACTGCTGCTGGTATAGATGGGACAAAAGCCCCACCCACTGTTGCAGCAATTTGCCCGACAGGACCAGCGCCAGCTTCTTTTGCTGTTTGACCTGCACCACCAGCACTGCCACCGCTAATCGTTTGCAGCACTGGGGTAGTTGCCATCAACCTACCTACCTCACGGGCAACTGGACCTGCTGCGGCGGTTTCTAAGGCTTTTCCAACAGCAACACCACCAGCACTACCGCTAGCACCAGCAGCCGTGGTTTGCATGATGCGCTCCGCTGCAGTGCGAGGCTGCGCAACACCAACACGGGTCAGCAAGTCTTCCATCGCATCGGTTGGCAAAGTGTATTTTGTGCCGAATAGACTATTGACCGAACCCACAATAGGGTCGCCAATCAAGCCAGCAAGACTCGCTGCACCAGCTCCAGCAATAGCGCCGGGGATTGCACCAACGCCAGCAAATGGAGCGCCCAATGCCGCCCCAGCTAGCGCACCAGCAACGGGCAAAGCCAAACCCCTTGTGGCTGCGCCAGCAAGTCCTGTGGCGGTTGTGGCTGGTACTTTAACAGTGCCGCCTAATTGAGCTGCAAGTGCCGCAAA